CGCATTTCCCATTTCTCCCATTTTTTTACCATAGAGTAAGTGTATGAAAGTAAAAGGAAAACGGGGGACAATGGTAAAAAAATGGGAGAAATGGGAAATGCGGAGAAAGGTTGTAGATATTATGTAAAGTACAGATATACAAACAGTAATACGCCTTTTCCTTGTTTTTTTACCATAAATGTCAATTTCCCTATGTGAATCATAGGGTTACCCCATGGTAACGTTTTCAATCGGCTTTACCATCCGCTAGATGGTCACCGTCCAGATTGTTGCTTTTACGCAACACTTGTTGCTTCTACGCAACATCTGTGGTTTACGCGCAACACTCTGTGCTGTGACGTTTGGTGTTGCTTTGACGCAACAGGTAGGGGTGGGGGGGTGGGGGTACAGGGCCAGACGACCCCCCGTGTACTGTTACGTTAGCCCCGCAAACAATTTTTTTTCTTACGAAGATCTCACCCTCTTCCCACTTGGTTTCTTCGGGATCTTCGGCATCTTCGGGATCTTCGATAAACAATTTTTATTTTTTTATAAAACTACGCTACACTTTCTTCAGCGTCTGACGTGATGCGCACGTAGCGACCGAGAGGAAGCTGAAGGTGAATAGGGTTATGTCTCCGGCTGGCATTCACCGTATATATAAGGCAATACCGTCCTTGCGGACGCTCCGCCTCGGCACACAGGCTCCACGGTTGTTGGAGATCGCGGCCTCCCGGCAGGATAATCCTGCACGCTAACTTTTATGAATGACTCGCCAAACCCTGCATTAGACTTGTGTCGCACCTGTTTCTGGTCGGCAGACGTGACTCGCTTGACCAACAACATCTGGTGTGCGCATAAGGTTTGGCATGGCTGGCTCACCGAACAACCTTCGTGCGACGGTGAGGGCTACGAGAAAGAGACACGAGTAAGGAGTGGTAGTGGAGGCCTTTAGATCGATTCCATTTGAACCTCGGGAGTTAAAGGCAACGCCCGACATCCTCGAGCGTATCTACAACGCCTCGAAGTTAGGGATTAAGGGTGATGCCTTGGCGTTCGCCGCTGGCCTCCTGCCTATCGAGCTACGTCGTCTTCTAGCGCTTGACCAGGCTGCCTCTATCGCAGAGGCTAAGGGTCGTGCGGACAGTGAAGTCGAAGCGGCCGCCGTGGTGCGCGATGCGGCTATGGGTGGCGATAGCAAGGCGGCTATGGCGCTGCTTACCCATTTGCATGAGTGGCAGCCGAAGCAGCAGATCAGCATTGATATCAAATCGCAGATCAGCATCACGGCTGCGCTGCAAGAAGCGGAGTCTCGCGTCATCGAGGGCAGAGTATTGTCGGATGACCGGCCTGCACTAGAATACGCCCAGAAGCCTTTGCAGGCGTTGGAGGTCATTCATGCCGCCGCAGAATAACCGTCTCGCTCCCCCGCTCCAGAACTCTTTGGCGTACTCCGTTCCTGTGCCGCTAAAGCCAGGGATGCTGCGTCCTGCGCCCACTCGGTTTGTACCAATGCGGGAACTGGAGAACCTGTCTATCGGTTACGGGCGGGGTGCGCGACAAGCCCTAGAAGGCACCGCCCAGATGCTGACGCAACCCGTAGCGACCGCGCAGGCGCTCATAGAGGCTGCTCGTCAGTTAGGCACCGACCCTCGTATTGTCTTGGATATGCTCCGTGCTGCTCGCCAGAAAGCCATGTCCGGCTCGCTTGGTCTTGGCGAACTGATCGGCGAAAATGTAACGCCGAGTGTGAAAGGGCGTGCGCCTAAAATGCGTATTGACGCGTCACGTAAAGTTCCAGAACCAGTGTTTGGCAGCACCAGCATAGGCCAAGGAAGCGAACTTTTTGAAAGCGATGTGTTAGCTCCGGCTCGTCAAGCATTGTTTCAAGGTAATTCAAGAGTAGTAACCTTAAAAGACGGCACTAAGGCGCATTTAGTGCGTTTTGGCGACCAAGACAACGCGGAAGGCCGTTTGATTGCTTTTGACGAAAAAGGCAAGTTTTTGGGCGAAATGGATTTCGCTATCAAAGGACCGTATTTACAAGAAGACAAGTTTACGCCGAACATTTTTATTAACAAAGAAGCGCAGAGAAAAGGATTGGGCACTGCAATGTATGATCTTGCCGCAGAATTGAACGCTTCTATTCCTCCGGCAGAATCCACAAGTTCAGTTAGAACAGAAGCTGGCGCTGCTTTCAGAAAGGCGTGGCGTAAAAAGTAATGCAACTGCCGATCTATAGCCCCGAAGACGAGCAACTACTCATGTCCAAGGTCTGGGCACCCCAGATCAAGGACGACCCGGAAGCCTTTGTCCTGCTCGTATTCCCTTGGGGTAAGCAAGGTACGCCCTTGGAACACTTTAAGGGGCCGAGGAAATGGCAGCGTGGGGTGCTGCGGCATATCGCCTCCCACATTGCCAAGAACAAGCAGACGACCGCCTACGAAGTCCTGCGCATGGCTACGGCCTCGGGACGCGGTATCGGTAAGTCCGCGCTTGTCTCTTGGCTCATCCTGTGGATGCTTTCCACCCGGATCGGCTCTACGACGATTGTGTCGGCGAACTCCGAAGCGCAGTTGCGCTCAGTCACTTGGGCCGAAATCACCAAGTGGGCGGCGCTCCTAATCAATTCGCATTGGTTTGAGTTATCGGCGACCCGCGTGATGCCCGCTAAATGGCTCGCTGAACTTGTTGAGCGCGACCTTAAAAAAGGCACCCGTTACTGGGCGGTCGAAGGTCGGCTCTGGTCGGAAGAAAACCCCGACTCCTACGCTGGCGTACACAATCACGACGGCGTGATGGTGATATTCGATGAAGCCTCTGGTATACCGGATGCCATCTGGTCGGTCACGGCGGGCTTCTTTACCGAAAACACGCCGAACCGATTCTGGTGCGCGTTCAGTAACCCGCGACGTAACGAAGGCTACTTCTTTGAGGCATTCCATGCGAAAAGAAACTTCTGGGCCACGCAGAACATCGACGCCCGCGAAGTCGAAGACACGGACAAAGCCGTCTACGAGCAAATCATCGCCGAATATGGCGCGGAGTCCTCGCAAGCCAAAATCGAAGTCTACGGACAGTTCCCCTCCGACGGAGACGATCAGTTCATTTCGCCATCCTTGGTGGATGAAGCCGCTACCCGAGGGCGTTACAAGGACGAGCTTGCGCCACGCGTTATCGGCGTCGATCCGGCCCGCTCCGGTGCTGACTCCACGGTCATCGTGGTTCGACAAGGCCGCGACCTGGTGGCAATCCGTCGTTACCAAGGTGAAGACACGATGGCAACGGTTGGTCGCGTCATTGACGCCATCGAAGAGTTTCAACCGGCGCTGGTGGTCTTAGACGAAGGTGGCCTTGGGTACGGCATCCTTGACCGCCTAAAAGAGCAGCGGTATAAGGTCGTTCGGGGCGTGAATTTTAGTTGGAAGTCGAAGACCCCGGCGATGTACGCCAACAAACGCGCCGAACTCTGGGGTTCGATGCGCGAGTGGCTGCAAACGGCGTCGATACCTGCCGACCGACAACTGAAAGCCGACCTCACAGGGCCACACCAGAAACCGAATTCGTCGGGGTCGATCCAGTTGGAAGCCAAGAAAGACATGAAAGCACGCGGCCTTGCTTCCCCAGATGCCGCTGACGCCTTGGCTTGTACGTTCGCTTACCCCGTGGCAAGCCGCGAATACCGCGAGAAACCGCGCCGCATTACGGCGTATGACGGCGGTAACGCCATGCACAACTCGTGGTTGGGCGCGTAATGGCGCGTAAATCGGTCAGTTTGTCGGTGGGCAGAGGCGAAAAGCAGTCGGTGAAAGCCGGTGCGGGCCTCACCGCCAAGGGTCGCGCCAAGTACAATCGCGCTACGGGTAGTAAACTTAAAGCCCCGGCGCCCAATCCCAAGACCAAAGCGGATGCGGGGCGTAAAAAGTCATTCTGTGCGCGTATGGGTCCGATTGCGGCTAAAAGCCCCAAGGGAAGCCGTGCGCGTGCGTCCATGCGAAGGTGGAAATGCTAATGAGTAGTCACAAAAAAGGTTTGTACGACAACATCAATGCTAAACGGCGTAGAATTGCAGCCGGAAGCGGCGAAAAGATGCGTAAACCCGGCGCAAAAGGCGCTCCGACGGCTAAAGCGTTTCGTGAATCAGCCAAAACGGCCAAGAAACCGGCCAAAAAGGGGAAGTAATCATGGCAAAGTTTGAATATGCGGGCGTGATGCCGGGGTCGGCGACCGTTGGTGACATCATTC